TTGATTTCTGGCGAAGGTTCCGCAGAACTTATTTATGACCCTTCTGGAAACTCAGATTATCAAGCCTTCATTGACGATGTTTTAGTAACAGGCGATGCGGGCGATGCTTTGTTTGAACTGTTTCCTGATTCAAACACTTCAGCCAAAAAAATTAGTTTTGCGGGAATTATTACAGGGGCAGAATATGGCGCGACACTTGGCGAAGTTCAGATAATAAATGTCAGCTTTATAACTAATGGTGCAATAACTAGCGCTATCTGATACATTGAGTTTATTAGTCAACTAATTAACCAATGCCAAACAAAAGAACGATTGACCTGTTAACTGAATCTTATAAAGATCAGATGACAGCCAGAAGAAAATATGAATTTAAAGACGCAAATGGCGTTGTAAAAGCTAATTTATACTTCAAACCTTTAACAAGGGATGATCGTGTTCGCGCTCAAGCAGCCGCAGGCACAGATGAGGCTTTAACAATATCAACTTATCTTCTTTGTAAAAACGCAGAAAAAGAAGATGGTTCGCCTGCATTTAGTCCCGCAGATGCGCCGAACCTACAAAGAGAACTTCCAGAAAGTGTATTGAACGAAATTGAATTATTTATGTTTGATATTCAATTGAATGTTGATACAGCAAAAAAATAATATCGCGAGATAATTGGTTCAACTTTGAATTTTTTCTCGCAACAGAACTTGGTAAAACAATTCAGGAATTACGTTCTTTGATTACAGAAGAAGAACTGATATATTGGGCTGCATATTATGAAGTTAAGAATGAAAGAGAAAAAAGAGAATTAAATCGCCAAAGAGCAAATA